TTATGTTGCGGTGGGTTCATCGCACTTCGGCAGCCAGTCGGCGTTGCTTTCCTCCCTGAGGGCGAGATTGGTCTGCATGCCCTGATTTGTGCGGCGTTTATCGTAATTCAGACCGTACTCTTTCAGCATGGCTGAGAGCCCCTTGCCGAACATGGTCAGGCTGAGTGCGTTCCTGTAGCCATGGGCCTCCATGTACACCAGATAGGCGTGATACAGATACAGGCGCGGCTGGCGCGGAATAATGTTGGCGTTCCCCATATACATCCCATCCGGCTCCGGCAGTGCCTCCAGATAGCCGCAAAAATCAAACGTCGGGTCAGCATCACGCTTGATGCTCAGCGCCTCGTCGGAGTTCTGCTGCGCAGCGCGCGGGCACTCATCGGGTCGCTGAACTGCTGCATCAACTGGCGCACGATGACGGCCAGCTCGCGGGCGATTTTATCCCTGAGCTGCGGGTCGCGCTCCTCCGGGGCTATCTGCTCCGGGAAGTGGATAATCACCCGGCGACGTGACACGCCGCCGCTGCGGTCGGTGAAGCGCATCGGATTGTTGTTCACGGCCAGAATCACCGCCGGAATATGCGTCGAGTAGGGATTCTGGTATTTCGGGTCAACGGAGACCGCGTCACCGCCGGTGATGGCTTTGAGCCCGGCACCGTCACCACTCCATTTCTCCTGGTCAGGCAGACGAATGAGCGAGAAGCCAATCAGGGAAGCACGCTTGCGCGGGTCCTCCAGCGTGTCGATATCGGCTGATGTGGCGTTATCCTCTCCGGCCAGCATCGTGGCGATTTCGGCGAGAATACTTTTCCCGCTGCCGCCGGGGCCGGTCACTTCGAGAAAGAGCTGCCAGTCGTAGCGGTTCGCCAGCACCATAAACAGCGCGGCCAGAATCACGTCGCGTTTTGTCGGGTTGCTGCTGGCCGCCCGGTCGAGCCAGCGCCAGAAGTTCGGCGCATGGGTTTCCAGCGTTTCCCCCTCCACCGGCGGGGTAAAATCCACGTCGCACAGGGTGCGCAGCCAGTGCGATTTGCTGTGCGGGCTGAATATACCTGAGCTGGTATCGAGCACCCCGTTGCGAAAACCAATCAGACGGCGTGCCGGTGCATCCTGCTGCGGAATAATCAGTTTCAGGGTCTCCACCACCGACGCAATTCTCCCCGACGAGAACGGGGCGCGCAGGCGCTGGAACAGTCCGGCCACGTCGCGGGCAAAATCAGACGGCGGAATTACCTTCCAGATGCCGTTTTCATAGCGGGACAGGAGCTGGCCGTTCGCATCGACGGCCAGCGCTTCGCCGTAATGCTCATGCACCCGCATTGCCTTATCGCTGGCGCTCATGGCGGTAAATTCCGCCTCGCTCATGGTGTCGAAGGGGCTTTGTGCCGCTGGCCGGATGGCGGCATAAATGGCTTTCCGTGTGGCGTCCTCCCCTTTCAGCATCACCGCATCATTCCAGTCACCGAACACCGGCGGCAGGGCGACAATGCCCTCGCAGGCTGCTGCGGCCGCAGCGGCTTTTGTCTGGCCGTCGCCGTTCAGGTCACGGTCGGCGGCGAGGATAATCTGACAGGCCGGGTGCTTGCTGCGGGCCAGGCTCGCCAGAGAAAGAAGGTTCACGGACGACAGCGCCTCCATGACGGTTTCTCCGGTCAGGTGATGCACGGTAAGGGCCGTCGCATAGCCCTCCGCTATCCACAGGCGTTTTCCCGCCTGTTTTTTCCCTTCGATAGTGTGGCTCGCGCCTTTTACCGCGCCGCCTTTCAGGGTGCGCTTGAGCCCCTCAGCATTAATAAACTGGAGGTTAACCAGCGCGCCGGTCCCGTCATACAGCGGCACCACCACATCACCGGCGCGGTAAGCCACGCCGCCGGTTTTGTGCGACGTGGTCAGCGTCAGACACTCACGACCAGCAAAGCCCTTGCGGGTCAGGTAGGCGTTGCCGGTGGCCGGACGCGTTTTCTCCAGCAGTCTGACGGCCAGCGCGGCCGCTGCTTTGCGGTCGGCTTCAGTCTCAGCCTCTGCGGCTGCTGTCACCTCCGGGGCCACCGGTGGCAGGTGGCCGGTGACGGCGTTCACCTTCCCGGCAGCCTCGGATGCCGACACGCCGAACACCTTCTCAACCAGTTTCAGGCCGTCACCGGCGCCGCACTGGTTACAGAACCATGTGCCACGCCCCTCTTTATCGTCAAAGCGGAAACGGTCAGCGCCGCCACACACCGGGCAGGCCTGATGGCGGTTTTTTATCACTTTCATTCCCAGCGCCGGGAGAATGCGCGGCCAGTGGCCGCACGCCTGTTTTACGGTGTCCGTTACGTTCATTTTCATGGTTTTCTCCCTCAGTGCAGTACAGGCGATGTGATATGGCGGGCGCAGAGCTCATCCATCACGGCGAGCCCGAGGAAGGACAGCGACGGGGCGGCTTTCAGTGGCCCGGCCTCCATCAAATCTTCCAGTAATGCACAGGCAATCAGACGGCCTTTTTCCTCGCCGTGCTGGCGCAGGTAGAAGCCCTCCAGCTCGGCGGCGATGGCGCTTTCCAGTGCGTCGAGGGTGAGGTGAGGATAGCGGTGCTGACGTTCGCACAGGGTCAGCCAGGCACAGGCCACGGCGCGGCGATACAGGGCAGCACGCAATACAGGCGGCAGAGGCGTTTTCATACGTTGCCCTCCCCGGTGAACCAGCGCTGGTTGCAGCGTTCGACCACGCCGTCGAGCTGGGCGGTCATGAGGTAAATCACGGAGGTAAGCTGCGACTGTTGCGCCGGGTCGCGGCGCAGGGAGGTGCAGTCCTGCTCCTGCATCATCGCGCTGACAAAGTGGCCGACGTTGCGCAGGTGCTCAAGGCATTCGAGTTCTTTAATGCTGAGGGTGGTATGTTTCATGCGTGCACCTCCGCCATCGGCAGACGCCCGGCAAACGAGAGGACGAAATCGCGAACGAGGGAAAGGCGTGCGGCGTGTTCATCCCCGGCGACGGTACGAAGCATACAGATACGGGGCTGACGGTCTGCGCGACGAACAGCGGCAAACACGAAGACAAATTGCGGGTGAGACGGGGTGAGGATCGTAGCCATAAGGGCAACCTCCATTGAGTAGCGGTTATTGCCACCACCGGAGTTCCTACACTCATGGGTGGTGACCCGGACGGGGGTAGGAATACCGGCCTCAATGGGTACCGGCCAGCCCGAAGGCTGCCCCGCCCGGGCCACCATTATCTTGCCGGATCTGCGGTGTGTGCATAAACACCACAGCCCGAAAAATGGGTGTGCCTGAGCAACGACGTAAAAAAAGACGCATGGCGCGTCTGGTGTCGCCATTGAGTAACTCGGGTTCCTACGCCCGGCTGCCGATTTTGCGACAGCGAGAAAACTATACCTGGAAACGGCGAAGGGAAGCAAGCCAGAAAAAGGGGCTTTTTGCGGAACGGGCATCATCATGCGTCATAACCCCGGTTGCGTTCGGCAATACGGTCGGCCATCCACCCGGTGATTTCCGACTGCGCCCACGCCACGTTTTTCCCGCCGAGGGAGATTTGTTTCGGGAAAGCCTCGCGGCTGATGAGGTCGTAAATCGTGGAGCGGGACAGCCCGCACAGGTGCATCACTTCGGGCAGGCGGATAAAACGCTCCTGAACGGCGTCAGAGACCGGCATCAGCGGTGCGACAGGGGCAGAAGACGGGGAAGAAAAAGCGGTGTGCATCGGGCTACCTCATAAAGTCCATACAGTGCCGGTCGTGTCCGTCCGGCTTCAGGTAGCGCTCTATTTTCAGCATAAAACGGGGCATTGCAACAAGGCGGGATGTGCCTGTCACTCACACAACACAGGTCAAAAAACACCCACATAGTAAATAAAGGGCAATATAATGCAATATGGTGCATCCTCTCCCATCCTGAGAAAGTAAAATCATTAATATCAATGAATAACGGGGTAATTAACAGGAAGAAACATTTAATAAACCTTTTTTCTTCCCGTCCTGCCACAAAGAAAAGTGAACAGTAGTGAACAGTCGGTGAACACTTCCACCCTCAACTGTTCACCACTTAACTTACTGTATTACTTATTCTTTTATTTAAAGTGAACAGTAGTGAACAGTTATATGTAAAAAAACAAACGGTGAGTATGCTTTTCCTGAGACCTTTCTCTGGCAAGCCGGGTTTTGACGTCCTGTTTGTGCCAGAACTGCCACAACCGCAACAGGTCGTGTTGTTGTGTGTGCCCCGGCAGAATCACCTCATGTTGAAACCACGAGGAAATCTGCCATGACCGACACCACCTTTATCCCTGATTACCTGCAACCGGCGCTGGAGCGACTGGCCGCCGCCAGAGCGGCCCATCTTGAACAGGCCCGCCGGATGGAGGACACCCTGGCGGCCATCACCCGTGCGGAGGAGCAGAAAGCGGAGCTGGAGCAGGACAACGGCAGCGATACCCGCACATGGCGTGCCGCTTTCCGTGCCGGGGGCGCCATGCTGACCGATGAGCTGAAAAGCGGCCATATCGAACGCGTGGCCCGCCGTGAGCTGGCTCAGGAATGTGACAACCTGACCGAAGTGCTGGCCTTTGAACGTGACCTGCTGAAAGTCGCCTGCAACAGCACCGCGCGGGCATTCCGCCAGGCGCATCATGCCGTACTGTCTGAATATGCGAAGGAAGAGCTCGACCGCGCGCTGAACGACACCCTCGGGCCACTGGTCCGGGCGATGGTGCTGAAAGCGGATGTGATGGCAAACCCGCTCGCCAACACCATCGGCCATCAGGGCTACACCGAGCCGGAGAAAGAGGTCATGCATCAGGTGGTGACCTTCCTGACCAGGAAAGTGAGCGACTTCTCCGTCACGCCAGCGGATGAGCCGGTGCTCTCCCTGACCGGCTTTCCGGCCGTCGCGCTTGCGCATATGGACCACGACGCCGCCAGTACGCCCGGCGAGCGCAAGGTCTGGCAGGAGAAAATCCGTCAGCGCGAGGCTGACCTGAAAGCGCGGGGGCTGCTGCCATGATGCACTGTCCGTTCTGCAAAAAGTCGGCGCATGCCCGCACCTCCCGCTATCTGTCGGAGAACGTCAAACAGCGCTATCACCAGTGCACCAATATTGAGTGCTCGGCGACGTTCCGCACCACTGAAGCCATCGACGAGGTTATACGTCCTCCGGCGGAGAAAGCGCCGCCTGTCGCGGAGCCGGTCACACCCCCGGCACCCCGTAAAGTGCAGGGCTGTTACAGCTCGCCATACCGTCATTAATCAGGGGAGAACTGACCATGACCACCCTTACGCTACAGCAGGCTTTTGAAGCCTGTCAGAAGAACGAAACCGCCTGGCTGAACCGTAAAGCCGAACTGGCGGCCGCAGAGCAGGAATATCAGGAACAAGTGCTGGCCGGGGATGAGCGTATACCGGGCAGAATGCAGACACTGCGCGACATTATCGATGTCAAAAAATGGGAGATAAATCAGGCCGCCGGGCGCTATATCCGCGCCCATGAAGCGGTGCAGCGCATCAGTATCCGCAACCGGCTGAATGACTTTATGCAGGCGCACGGGACAGCGCTGGCCGCCACGCTTGCCCCGGAGCTGATGGGACTCAGCCAGCAGCCCGCACTCCTGACCGGCCATGCGCTCGACCGCTCGGCGCATTACCTGCGCGAAGCGCTGTCCGTGTGGCTGAGTACCGGTGAAGAAATTAATTATTCGGCAGAAGACAGCGATATTTTAACGGCCATCGGATTCAGGCCTGACGCGGCTTCGCGGGTCGATAATCAGGAAAAATACACCCCCGCACAGAGCCTGATTTATGCCCGCCGGCGCACGGAACTGGCCGGCAGGTAGCCCCGCAAGAAATCCCCGAAAATACCGCTATTTTTCCCGAATTAAGCCATGCATCCACAGAGTGCATGGTTTTGCATGCGCTTTCCCGTCCCGTCACTCCCTTCGCAGCCCTGTCCCGGCGCGGCCTGAGCCCTCCGATGCACCTGCATGAAAACCGACCCATGAAGCGTGCAGGCGAGGCGGGGAAAGCACTGCGCGCCAGCGGTAAAGTATTTATTTAATGATATTTAATTTCGCGGCCTGAGCGCGTCGTTGCGCTGCGCGGGTTCGCGGGAGTGTTGGTGGATGGTGCGTTGCTGTTCAAGGGCGTGGCGAGCCTCTGAGGCGCTGAGGAGAGGTGCAAGAAAAGGTCGCCCGGCGATGCAGGAAACGAGCATTCCGGCGTTCATTATGTCGTTTCTAAAGCTGCCATTTTCCTGACGTATTATTTGGGCCTTCGGCATCCTGAGCCTCGCCATGCACCTGCTTTAAAACCGACACACAAAGCGGGCAGGTGTGGCGGGAGAGCATTGAGAGTTAAGTGTATCATTTATTTTTCATCTGCCAAAGGAAATAAAAATCATTTGATCTAGCCTCACTTTTTCCTCTTATGGTTTTAGTATAGTCAACGGCAGTGCTAATAATTGCTGCTCCACCTCCTACTGCAGCCAGTAAGTGGCTAAGGTCATTTGGCAGAATTCCTGCGTACAAGCCGAAAGAAACAGCACCAGAACCAATAATAATTTTATCTCTTATCCCAGCTTTAGTTTTTTTCTTCCAGTCACTTACTTTTTTTTCAATAATATTGATCTCAGGGAGAATTTGGTCCCTAAATATTTCAGCAATCTCATTTTGTTCCCAGTATGTACTCTTTCTAATTAAATTATTGACTTTGTCTCTGTAAACCTTGAACGATTCCTCTTCTTTCTCTCTGATTTTTAATACATTTTCTAAATTTTTGCTTTGTATTGTTGGTAGGTAGTGTTCAATGGATGAGTTGAAACTTGTTGAGTTTGCTTTGTATATAGTTGGGTTTGTGCTTGTAGCTATTTTAATTTGCTGCTGGTTATCACATAAATATGACGTACCATAAAATTTCGTGTGCCACTCTTGTTCTGATAAATCTTCAATTATTGGTGATATGATTAAATCAAGGATCTGTTCTTGAGCTAATTCTTTCATTGGAAATCTATAGGGCAAAGTCTTATTGTAGAGTGATTCAATATATTCACCAACAGGCTCCAAGAGGTAGAAGTACATTACCCCATGCTCGACAAAACTATCTGGCCCTTTTATCTCAAAAAAAGGATTGCCGTCGGCAGTAATATCAAAGCTAACCGTGCATTTATGAATTAATTCCTCATGAAGTAATTCATATAACTTCTTCTCTTTTTTTATTAATTCTTCAGAAAGCTTGGTAGCTAGTGATAGACCGTGTTCTCGGCATAATGAGACTTTATTAAGTGCGTATTTTATTATGCCTCTTTTAATTAATGGTTTTAGATAAAGGTAGTTGTATATACCAGCAATAACATCTTGCTTTGACATGGTGTTGACATTTTCGACTCCGTCGGTGATTATTTTTTCAAATGGATTTTGAATATAGACTTCATCACTATAGAGTGCAGAGAATGATGCTACTTGTAATATTTTATTAATTCGGCATTCTGCAGAAGAACATGGGTGGCGACCACCACTTAATGATGTGTTTGCAATAAATGAAAAATTTTCATTTTTATGGTTGTTTATATTGAAATGATATCTGGTAACAAGATATAAACTTTCAGTAAACTCATAGAAAAATTCAGTATTCATGTCTAGAACTGAAGGTTCAATATTTCCTTGCGTCCCAAGAAAAATTATTTCATCAAATTCTGAAATAAAATCCATAATTACTATCCTTTTAAGTTTATGAGATAACTCAATGTAACAGTGATCTATTTACAAATAGTCCCCACCAGTCCATTAAATCATAGCGCGCAGCTAAGTAGGTAGACCTATTGTAAGCACGACGTACTTCATTTTTATCTGAATGGGCTAAAGCCGCCTCAATAACATCTGCATTGAATCCCTGCTCGTTGAGTGCAGTACTTGCAATTGAGCGTAGTCCATGAGCAACTAACTTACCATCATAGCCAATGCGTTTTAAAGCGGCGTTAGCAGTTTGGCTATTCATTGATTTTTTTGGATCATTCCTACTCGGGAAAACATGTTCCCTATGAGCGCTGATTGGCTTCATCACATCCAGAATCTCTAATGCCTGTGGTGATAAAGGAACTATGTGTTCCCGCTTAGCTTTCATCCGTTCGGCTGGAATAGTCCAGAGCTTTGCATCGAGATCGATCTCTGCCCATCGAGCACCTGAGGCCTCAGAAGGGCGCACAAGTGTCAGGAGTTGCCATTCAATGAGGCAGCGAGTCGAAACAGACAGATTTGACATAACTAAAGAACGCATCAGCTTCGGTAATTCTTCTGGCCGCAGCGTCGGCATGTTTTGTTTTTTGGGCTTCTCAAAGGCCATCCCAACACCTGATGCTGGATTGGCATCAATCAAACCAGTGTTTACGGCATAAATCATTATCTCGTTAATGCGCTGCACCAGTCGACGTACAGTCTCAAGCGCCCCACGAGCTTTGATTGGTTCCAGCGCTTCAACTAATGTTCGGGCTTTGATTTGCTGAACGGGGATCTCACCAATGGCAGGGAATACATCTTTCTCCAGTGAACGCCAAATGTCTTTTGCGTAATCAGGGGTAACGCTTTTGCTTTTGAGCTGGAACCAGTTTGTCGCAACAGTCGAAAAAATACTGTCTAGAGCTATCTGTTGCTGTTCTTCAACAACTTCGGCCTGAACTTGGGGATCGATGCCATTAGCTAACAAGGCAAGGTAATTCGCTCTCAACCCTCGGGCATCAGCAAGCGAAAGGGCGGGGAAGGCACCGAGCCCCATCATTGTTCGCTGTTTAGTTGCCGGACGTTGATAACGGAAACGCCAGAGTTTTTTGCCACTGCTTTTCACTATCAGGAAAAGCCCGTCGCCATCATGCAGCGTTAGATCCTTCTCTAGCGCCTTAGCGCGCAGAACTTCGGTGTTGGTCAGGGGGCGTGTTGTCCGTGCCACTGTGGCCGCTCCTTCATGAATTGGTATACGCTTTTAGGTATACATCCTACCGTATACCTAAACGTATACCAATAATCACCGGATTTAGCCGGATGTTCTCGGACAACAACAGATACAAAAAAGCCCGCAGGGCTTGTGCCATGCGGGCTTTCTGTACTTCACCGGACGTATCCGGATCATTATTTGGTGGAGCTGGCGGGAGTTGAACCCGCGTCCGAAATTCCTACATACCATTTTTACTTTAATAAAAACAGTTATTTATGTTTTAAATCAGTGCATTAGTGTTATTTGGTGTTTGTCCGTTTTATGCGTTTTTAACGCTCTGCCGCCAAAGTGTCGCCACTATTGCTGGCCTATCTGATAGGAGAATAATCGAATAAGCGATCCATGCAAACTTCCAGTTTATAGAAGTCAGTTAATGGGTAAAGTCTGATTATGTCACTATCAAAATCAGTAATGCCAGATAGCCTTTCTTTTCGATCAAGAAATCTGATAGCTCTCTCCTGCTCAGATGTTTTGGGGATCGCATTCTGATACTCTAATGTTTTTAAAACCTGCCATGAAACAGGTGGAGTGAAATCAAATAATGATGACAACCTTGGGCAAAAATCTTTTTGAGTCGTTTGTCTATATGTAGCTTTGGGTGGTAACACAACATTTATTGAAAGTTTTGAACCTCGACTTTTTTTCATTTTCGTTGATGAATAAGCTATGCCAGATATTGGAGATTGACCCCGTGTGCTAATCCACTGCATGAGTAAATTAGGTATTATATATTCTTGTGTAAAGCTTGAGTTTTCATGCGTTTTTATATAGCTACATGAAAAAATTAAAGGCCAGAGAACCAAATACGAACCTTTGATATAATTAATTGTTCTTAACTCTTCACTGCCCCATTCTTTAGTATTGATTGAGGTTTTCAGTTGTGGAACAAAGTTAAGAATTTTAGATTTAGTATCTTGTGATATGAATGAAGATATATATAGTTTATCAAAATCTGGTTTGTCCATTTCTTGCCAGCATACATATAGCGATGAGCCTAGATATAAACAGGGGAGTCCCGCTACTGAGTAACGTTGGGCACTTACAAGATGTCGGCAGGAAAATGGAATATGGAAAATATCTTCCCTGTTAAGTAATGGTCTGTCTGATTTACGTACTCTATAGAGTGGTTGATCATAATTACATATTTCCTTAAGAGGCATTGTGATTCTTTGAATATGCTTATTGATAAGATTATCTGAAAAAGTGTCATCGAATATATCATATGCCTCTTTGATGTCACCCGCTAAAAACTGTTGAAGACTCTCGGTTATTCCTAGTTGTATTTTTAATACTCGCTTTATTAGCAGATCAATCTTAAGTCTGGTTTTGTTTTTAATTTTAAATTCATTTAAAATTTTAAGATATTCATTGCAGCGAGAGTTAAAATCAGAAACGATGTCACCTTTGGGTTTAAAAGGGGGCATTAAATCCTCATTACCATACAACTCATCCAACATCATATTTAACTGAGTTTCAACATCTCTATCCTGTTGCATTCTGTTCTCACTTTAATAAATTTAGTGGATTTTTAGTCACAGCGTCTTCTAAGTGATCTGGAGAAAAATGGGCGTAAATCATCGTCATTTTTATATCGGCATGGCCCAGAATATCGCGCAGTACCAGTATGTTTCCGCCATTCATCATAAAATGACTGGCGAATGTATGACGCAGCACGTGAGTGCATTGGCCCTCTGGTAGCTCGATGCCAGCTCGTTTTACTGCTCGCTCAAAGGCTTTTCTGCACGGGGTGAATAGCTTCCCTCTGTTCTTGGGGAGTTCGTCATACAGATCCTGAGATATCGGCACGGTACGGTTTTTCTTGCCCTTGGTCTTGGTATAGGTGATTCGGTATTTCGATAACTGATGGCCCTGCAGGTTTTCGGCTTCACTCCATCGTGCGCCGGTGGCTAGGCATATTTTTGCAATCATCAGTAAGCTGGGGCTTTGAGAGTCTGCGCAGGCATCTAATAGGCGCTTAATTTCTTCTGGTGTCAGAAACGCTAGTTCGCCCTCTGCGATTTTAAATGTTGGCAGTCCGGCGAGCGGATTGGGCGCTGACCAGTGGCCCAGCTTTTTCAGGGTGCCAAAAACTGATGATAGGTTGCGCTGTTCAAGGTTTACCGTGCGGGGCTTAACAGGTGACATAAGCGCGCCATCTTCATTTCGCACTTCACCTTTTAGCCGCGCTTCGCGGTATTTCGTAAAGTCACCGGCTGTCAGTTCTGAGGCAATGGGATCACCCAGACCATTACAGATAATTCTAAGTTTCGCCATCAGGCGTTTGGGGTCTGCAAGCGTCTGCCCGTAGAGTGAGTGCCATTGCTCTATCACCTCTGACAGATGTCGCCGATCCTCTTTTTCTCCTAGCCATGGTTTTTTGTTCACTTCATCCATGGTGAAGTTTTCGAATGCTATGGCCTCGCCTTTCGTCGCAAATTGCTTGCGCACGCGTTTGCCGTCGCGCCCGTTCGGGTAGCACTCACACAACCATTTTCCGTTCGGCTGCTTTCTGATCGTCATATCACAGACTCTTAATTACTTTTATAGCACGTCCTACTACCTCGATATCATCAAGGCTGCACTCAAAAGATGACTCACCCTGCTGGACAATTAAGCGATTGCCGGGGATGCGTGCAAGTTTAGCTATCGTTTTTATTCCATCAATATCAACGAGCCATACGCCATTTACTGGTGGAGTGCCGCTACGGTCAACGAGGTAAGAGCCATCGTCTGTATGGATGAGCCACGGATTAGTCATGTTGTGGGGGATTAGACTGTTATCCAATATCACCTTGCCTTGGTCCACTAAAGCGCCACCATCTAATGTGGCCTTATCAATTTCAGGCGCTACAACCTCGGATAACGGTTTGATGTGGGGCTGGTTCACAAAACCAAAACTATTTTCCTGCGCGTTATTATCATTTTTATCACCTTGCCCAGTCGTTAACCAAAGCAGCGAAACCCCAGTTTCAAGAGCGCACTGTATAACCCATTCAGCAGGGAAACTGTCTCTTAAGTATCTGTTTGCCATGGTGCTTTTTGAAACGGAAAGATGGTCACACAACTGCTGTCGAGAGTTGAAGTTATAAGCCTTAATCAGCCTATTGATAGCTTCACGCCCTCCGCTGTCATTACCTACCTTGATAGATCTCATAAGCAAAACCCTTGACGTATATAAAATGTGATCTTAGTATTCACTTAAGGTTTGAAAAACAAACCCCAACCCTATAAAACGAGATAAATCGAAACCAAACTAAGAGATACTGCACTATGAGCACTGATATTTCAATTCGTGTACCAAAAGAGATGGCTACGCCTGCAGAGTTCGCTGAATGGGAAGGTATCTCCCGTGGCTCTGTTTACCAGAAAATTCACCATGGTCAGCTTGCTAAGTACATGGTCAAGAAAGAAAAAAATAAAGGTCGCGTAAGCCTGCGTTACCTGATGTACAAAACAGACCAGGTTCGTGAATCCCTCGGTCATTCCAACTTTCGCGTCATTGTTGGTCAGTAAGTTCAATTATGAGAACTTTTTGAGAGGGGCACATGTTTGATTATAAGATTTCCAAACATCCACATTTTGACGAAGCCTGCCGGGCTTTCGCGCTGCGTCACAACATGGCTAAGCTGGCAGAACGTGCAGGAATGAATGTCCAGACGCTGCGCAATAAGCTGAACCCAGAGCAACCGCATCAACTTACGCCGCCGGAGATCTGGCTGCTGACTGATATCACAGAAGACTCAACGCTGGTTGACGGTTTTCTGGCTCAAATCCATTGCCTGCCGTGCGTGCCATTGAATGAAGTGGCAAAAGAGAACCTGCCGCATTACGTCATGAGTGCAACTGCGGAGATTGGGCGTGTAGCTGCAGGCGCAGTATCCGGTGATGTGAAAACCAGTGCAGGCCGCCGCGATGTGATCAATAGCATCAACTCTGTTACGCGCCTTATGGCACTCACTGCAGTTTCATTGCATGCGCGTTTACAGGCGAATCCGGCGATGGCAAGTGCGGTAGATACCGTGACGGGCCTGGGCGCTTCGTTTGGTCTGATCTGAGGTGGCTATGCTGACTAAAGAACCATCTTTTGCATCACTGCTCGTTAAGCAAAGTCCTGCAATGCACTGCGGTCATGGCTGGATTATGGGGAAGGATGGCAAGCGCTGGCATCCGTGCCGCTCTCAGGATGCGTTGCTGGCTGAGCTGTCCACTAAAAAGCAGGGGAAACCATGGCTATTGAAGGCGATGCTGCGACTGTTCCGCTAAGCGCTGGCCTCCGTCTTAATGGGTTAAACCACATCGCGGAATTAAGGGCGAAAGTGTTTGGCTTAAATATTGATTCAGAACTGGAGCGCTTTATTAGCGATATGCGGGACCAACGGGATATTAACCATGAGCAGAATAAACGCGCATTAGCCGCAATATTCTTTATGGCAAAGATTCCGGCGGAACGTCATAGCGTCAATGTTAGTGAGCTGACGACTGACGAAAAGCGGGAGCTGATTAAAGCAATGAACCATTTCCGTACAGTGGTGAGTTTATTTCCAAATCGGCTAGCCATGCCGAACTAATTCACAACCGAAAATAAAGGCGTAAACCCGCCGGGCATCTTATTGCTCAAATTCAGGAGAAACAACAATGCGAAATATTGAAACCCGAATCACCAAAACAGGACCAGATGATGCTGGCCTTAACCAGATGCTGACGGATGCGCGCATGGAAGAACGCCGTGCACGTGCTGCGGCAATGGCAGCCCGTCTTGATAGCCTGGCTTGCCATATCACGTCACGCCAGCTTAATCACGTTGAAGCGGCGGAGCTGCTGCGTATTGCGGCTGAAAACATTCAGAACGAAGCGCAGGAGATCCACTGATGGCTGATTCAATGGACCTTGTACAGCAGCGCGTTGAAGAAGAACGTCAGCGCCACATCCACACCGCCCGCAACAGAACGCCGGGCGTTTCCCGTGTGCTTTGCATTGATTGTGATGCACCGATCCCGCCAGAACGTCGCCGCGCTATTCCGGGCGTGCAGTGTTGCGTCACCTGTCAGGAAATCGCAGAGCTGAAAGGTAAACACTATAGCGGAGGTGCTTTATGAGCGTCATTCATAGTTTAAAAATTGGCCCGCTGTTTTTTAATGCTGTAGAAAATGGGGAGAAAAGAGCAGAAGTGAGAATAAATGATCGCGATTTTAAATGCGGTGATTTTCTTATTTTGCGGGAATGGGCGGGAGAATATACAGGAAGAAAACTGACCGTAAAGGTAACGCATATTTTGCCGCTTGATGGTTTGGTCGTTGGTGCTGGTAATTGGGTGGTGATGTCTATTGCGACCATTCAAGAATATGACATCCAGTCACTTCTTGATGCAACTGTCGGAGGTGGGGAATGAGCACTATCCTGAAATGGGCGGGTAATAAAACCGCCATCATGGCAGAACTGAAAAAACACCTTCCTGCCGGACAGCGACTGGTTGAGCCTTTCGCGGGTTCGTGCGCTGTGATGATGGAGACAGACTATCCTCATTATCTTGTCGCAGATATTAATCCTGATTTGATTAATCTTTATCTGATGATTCAGAAAGACCATGAGGCTGTCATTCAGATAGCTAGGGAGTTATTTCAAGATTTTAATTCGGATGTTCAGTATTACCGTGTCCGCCAGCATTTCAATTACTCCATTTCTAATGAAGTAGAAAAAGCAGCATATTTTCTATATTTAAATCGCCATGGCTATCGTGGCCTTTGCCGTTATAACCAGAAGGGTGAATATAACAATCCATACGGACATTATAAAAAGCCGTACTTCCCCGAAAACGAAATACGCGCTTTTGCCGTGAAAGCTAAACGTGCAATGTTTATTTGTGCCAGCTTTGAGGAAACACTGGCGCTGCTGCAGGCTGGTGATGTTGTTTATTGTGATCCGCCATACGATGGCACATTTAGCGGTTATCACACTGCCGGTTTTACAGAGGACGAACAGTATCATCTGGCGTCTATTCTTGAGCGCCGGTCATCAGAAGGTCATCCGGTTATCGTGTCCAACAGCGACACGTCCCTGACCCGTTCTCTCTATCGCAATTTCTCCCGCTATCGGCTGACGGCAAAGCGCAGCATGGGTGTGGCTGCCGGTGATGGTAAGTCCGCCGTGGAAATCATCGCTACTTCTAAACCTCATCGCTGGATTGGTTTTGACCCTGCTGGCGCTCCTGATTGCTGCGTTAAGTATGAGGTGCGGGCGTGAGTGCGTGGGCTTATTACAACGAGATAGACCCGTTTGCAGCTGCGCGACTGCGTGTACACATGGCTGCCGGTCGCATTATGTCAGGTGTTGTAGATGAAAGGAGTATTGAAGATGTCAGACCCGATGATTTACGAGGATTTGCTCAGGTCCATTTCTTTGCAGGGGTTGGCATTTGGTCATATGCCCTGCGCCGTGTGGGCTGGGAAGACAGCAGAGAAGTCTGGACAGGTTCCTGCCCATGCCAGCCTTTCAGCGCGGCAGGCAAAGGAAAAGGATTTGCTGACGAGCGGCACTTATGGCCCGCCATGCATTGGCTGGTCGGGCAGCGTCGCCCTGTCGTTGTCTTTGGCGAGCAATCTGCAAGTGCTGACGCAAATGACTGGATCGACCTTGTACAGACTGACGTGGAAGCCCTGGGTTATGCCTTCGGGGCGAGTGCGTTTCCGGCTGCGAGCGTCGGTGCCCCGAACATCCGGGACAGAACTTATTGGGTGGCCCACACCCACAGCGAATGCATGGAAGCATCCCAGCAACGCGGGCCGTCAGGGAGGATTGAACTTGCAGACAGCTGCGCAGCTTTCGGGCTGGACAACTCCGAGCGCCAGCGACAGCAGGCGGGGAGGGCGGGGGATTACCGAGGGCATGTCCGGCAGCAGCCTTGCGCAACAGGTAAAAATGGCTGGCTGGCCCACGCCAACAGCCAGCGACCACAAGGGGGGATATCCTGGGGGGAGGATTCGCAACGGGAAAATATCGACAGACCGTCTGGATGTGGTGGCACAGATTGCAGGCCCGGTCCGGTTAACGGCTTCTGGAAAGATGCTGACTGGCTCAAATGCACAGATGGAAAATGGAGGCCAGTTAAATCCGGCCTTGAGCCTTTGGTTAATGGGGCTGCCTCCAGAGTGGGACGAATTCGAACCTACGGAAACGCCTTAAACGCAGAGGCGGCAGTAGTATTCATCAAGTCTTACATGATGGGGGCTGGCCTGTGAAGTTGACCAGCTTCGAAATGGTGGCGGCGGGCGGCTCGAATGAGGCCGCCGTAGCCTTTCCATGGAATACCCCAAAAAAAGCGGTTAACCCCTGTCTGGACCCAGCGGAAGTTGCGCCGGAGTCTGCGCTTTCAAACCTCATCGCTCTGTACGCTGCGGATAACGAGCAGGAGCATCTGCGCCGTGAGGCGCTGAGTGATAAGGTTTGGGAACGTTATTTCTTCAATGAATCCCGCGATCCTGTCCAGCGTGAAATGGAGCAGGATCGGCTGATTAGCCATGCCAAAATGGCCCGCGAACAGCAGCGCGTTAATCCAGATTTGGTGATTATTGCCGATGTTAGCGCCATGCCTGCCCATATCAGCAAGCCTTTGCTGGAGCGGATTAAATACTTCCATAGCCTGGGCAGGGCTAAAGCTTATTCCCGCTATCTGCGCGAAACAATCAGGCCTTGTCTGGAGCGGCTGGAGCGCGTGCGTGACAGCCAGGTGTCTGCGTCTTTCCGGTTCATGGCGAGCCAGGACGGGCTGGAGGGGCTGCTGGTACTGCCTGAAATGAATCAGGATCAGGTCAAGCGCCTTTCCACGCTGGTTGCGGCACATATGAGCATGTGTCTTGATGCGGCCTGCGGTGATCTGTTTGTCAGTGACGATGTTAAACCAGAAGAAATCCGCCAGGCATGGGAAAGGGTTGCTGCAGAAGCCATGCGCCTTGAGGTCATCCCGCCTGCCTTTGAGCAGTTACGCCGCAAAAAGCGCCGCCGCAAGCCGGTGCCTTATGAACTGATCCCGCCGTCGCTGGCGCGCATGATGTGTGCGGACTGGTGGTATCGCAAATTGTGGCAGATGCGCTGCGAGTGGCGGGAGGAACAGCTGCGCGCCGTCTGCCTGGTCAACAAGAAAGCGTCCCCGTATGTCAGCTATGAAGCCGTGATCCACAAACGCGAGCAGCGCCGTAAATCGCTGGAGTTCTTCCGCTCGCATGAACTGGTCAACGAAGACGGTGACACGCTGGATATGGAAGATGTGGTGAACGCCAGCAACAGCAACCCGGCGCACCGCCGTAATGAAATGATGGCCTGTGTTAAAGGGCTGGAGCTGATCGCGGAAATGCGCGGAGACTGCGCCGTGTTCTATACCATCACCTGCCCGTCACGCTTCCACGCAACCCTCAACAACGGCAGACCTAATCCGAAATGGACCAGCGCCACGGTCCGGCAGAGCAGTGACTATCTGGTTGATACATTCGCCGCTTTCCGCAAGGCCATGCACAAAGCCGGGCTGCGCTGGTACGGCGTCCGCGTTGCAGAGCCGCACCATGACGGCACTGTGCACTGGCATCTTCTGTGCTTTATGCGCAAAAAAGACCGTCGTTCCATCACCGCGCTGCTGCGTAAGTTTGCCATCCGTGAAGACCGTGAGGAGTTGGGCACCAATACCGGACCGCGCTTCAAGTCCGAGCTAATCAACCCGCGCAAGGGCACACCGACAAGCTACATCGCCAAATACATCAGTAAGAACATCGACGGGCGCGGGCTGGCTAAAGAAATCAGCAAAGAAACCGGCAGATCACTGCGTGACAGCGCCGAGCATGTCAGCGCCTGGGCGTCACTACACCGTGTCCAGCAATTTCGTTTCTTTGGTATTCCGGGGCGCCAGGCATACCGCGAGCTGCGCTTGCTGGCTGGTCAGGCGGCGAGAGTACAGGGCGAACGCAAAGCGGGTGCGCCTGTACTGGATAATCCACGTCTGGATGCGGTACTGGCGGCTGCAGATGCGGGTTGCTTTGCCACCTACATCATGAAGCAGGGCGGTGTACTGGTTCCCCGCAAACATTACCTTGTCCGCACTGCTTATGAGCTTAACGACGAACCGAGCGCCTACGGCGATCACGGTATCCGTATCTATGGCATCTGGTCCCCGATTGCAGAGGGCAAGATTTGCACGCACGCGATGAAGTGGAAAAAGGTTCGTAAGGCCGTTGACGTTCAGGAGGCGGCAGCCGACCAGGGCGCTTGCGCCCCTTGGACTCGTGGCAATAACTGTCCCCCTGTTGAAAATCTGAACAAATCAGGGGGGGATTTACCCGATATTAAAACCATGAATGAGCAGGAGCTGCAGGATTACCTACACAATATGGGCCAGAAGGAACGCCGGGAGCTGACAGCCATGTTGAGACTGGTAAAACCTAAACGGAAAAAAGCATACAAACAGAGTATTTCGGAGCAGCAGCGGCTGCAGCTTGAGGCAGAACTGACTGCCAGAGGGTTTGAAGGTAGTGCATCTGAGATTGATTTGCTTCTGCGTGGCGGCAGCATTCCATCCGGTGCCGGTTTACGTATTTTTTACCGTAACCAGAGGCTGCAGGAAGATGACAAATGGCGTCAGTGGTACTAAGACTGCTGTTTAACATTTCGTGCTTTATTGACTGGCGTCAGTGCATCCAATTAACTGACAAAAAACAGTTTTACATTTTTCTGTTCCTATTATACTGTTTATATAAACAGTGGGTATATATACAGTAGTTGTGTATCCGTGTAATGATAGGAGGGAAGATGCAGGACTATCTTTTGGAGTCATTGAAGCTCCAGCGTATTGATTTTTTTATCAAGCTTGTGGCGGCTAGTGAGTGCAGTGATGAAGAAAAGCGGCTGGCTATCCAGTGGGTGTCCGAACTGACAGACGAGTTGATGGCGAAAATTCGCAGCCATGAATACAGCCGGTCAATGGACGTTACCAGTTAAAGGGAATCTGTATGCGCATTGAAATAATGATCGATAAAGAGCAGAAGATTAGCCAGGCCACACTGGAAGCCCTTGAATCCGAGCTTTACCGTAATTTGCGCCCTCTGTATCCCAAAACAGCAATTCGTATCCGTAAGGGCAGCGCCAATGGTGTTGAACTGAGCGGGTTAAAACTGGATGAAGACAAAAAGCGAGTGATGGAAATTATGCAGCAGGTCTGGGAGGACGACAGCTGGTTACATTAGCGAACGTTGCGGACGATAAAACTGGTTTTTACCGTCTGCAAGGTTGAACAACGAGCTGCGCGAGGCGTTAGTACTGTTGTGCATGACTATGCCGCATGAAATCGCATGATCGTTTGAGGATCGTTTTTGCTGAGGCCCGCCAGAACTGGCGGGCTTTTGTCTGTCTCATGCAGGTGCATGAAAACCACTATATAAAGCGGGCAGGCGTGGCGGGGATACGAGCGCGCGCGTCGTGGTTTAATCGTGGGCATTATCAAAAAATGTCTTAGTGGAACTTTGTGATGGTTAATGTGTCAACCAAGATGTAAACTAGATTAAGAAGAACGTTATTTATGGATATTACAATTAGGAGGGCGACATGAGCGACAGCAACCGCATGTCCAATGCACCCGTATACTATGCGCTGGCGCAAGTTAAGTTTACGCCGATAAAGGCGATGAAAAAGTATGTTGATGATATTCAGGATGCATTGCGTTTAAAGGGCTATCCGCTCTTTGAAAGAAAAGAAGCAATGCAAATGATGTTTGATGTTAGTACGCCTGGTGAGCCGCCTCAACCATCGTTTGAAACGGTCCAACAGTGGTACATGTCTAACATTAATAAAACCTCTGGTTTTGTCCTGGGTAATGACTTTATTACGTTCCAGACGACTGATTACAAAGAACATGGTCCGTTCTTTCAGGCATTGATAGAAGGGTTGTCAGTTGTTCTACAACACGCTAACCCAGCCCTTTTGACCAGACTTGGTTTACGGTATCTGGATGCCGTTATACCTAGTGAGGGGGAATCCATTGAGCAGTATCTATGCAATGGTTTGCATGGAGTCGACTTGGATTTATCTCCTATACAGTCGGTTAATGAGATGGTTTTCCAGACAAATGTTGGCCCTGTGATAAATCATGGATTTTTAGTAACTCGCTTACATAAAATGCATGGTCAACTGGGTTTCCCGCCGGATATCTTGCCCACTGGGGTTGATATGCTCGAGCGGTTCAGGAGCGAAAAAGCTCTATGGCATGGGATTATTGATACGGATCATTACGTTGAAGGAAACTTACCGCCAGCGATAGACTTAATTGAACAACAATTCAATTCACTGCATGGCGTTGTTAAGGGGACCTTTAATAAGATGGTATCTGAGCATGCTATTAATAGGTGGGTATAACACCGAGGAGGTGTGATATGCGTCAATCCATGACAGGTAGTTACTACGAAACTCCAGGATTAGCGCCCTTTGCTGGAGCGATAATCGTTGCCACCTCAATGTTCCTGAGTGGAACTGGAGCGAGCTATTCTGTAAAGGATGTAAACCAGTGGCGCGGTTTTGTACAACCAAAAGTTCAGTTTGGGTTATCTAAACTTGAAACTCATGGTGAATCTGATAACGAGCCTGTTGATATTAGGACGATCTCAGAGCATTTAAATAATGTTCGGGACACTCTTTCTCCATCAATGTCAGAGTTGGCTAAAGAATTGGGCATTACTAGGCAAGCTCTGTATAAATGGTTATCAGGTGAGAGTCAGCCGGATGATATAGGGAAGGCCAGCTATATCATTGAACTTAGCAGGTTAGCCGATCGTTTTAACGAAGCGGGGGTCGAAAATGCTAAGTTAATGTCGAAAATGAAGGCGTTTGATGGATTATCTATTGTTGATCTGATTCAACGAGGTGATGACTGGAAACCGTCGGTAAATCTCTTAATTGAAGAAGCTCGTCAGCTTAAAAATGCTGGAATCAAAGCGAATTTAACTGGAAGCAAAAGCACACCGACTGACGGGTGGATGTCGTCTGTTTCTATACCGGGTTCAGGAATGAAGGAGTAGAAAGTCATTTATGGTTGATATCGCTTCAGCATGGCGCCAAGGCCAGGTTCTTAAGCATGAGGATGCTGTTTCTTTGGGTATACTAGCCGAAGAGCAAACCGGCGTTAAGGTTGTCGTGATCAGTCATGATTGTGACTTGCAAAGTTCTTCTGAACCCCGTGTTGAACTTATAGCTGGCCCCCTCATTAAGGGGGCTGGCAATTATGCACGTGCGAAACATCCCAGAGTTTTGCACTTACATTTTGAACATGCGCAAGACGCAAATCAAAATGCTATTGAATTGAAGCATGACAACAAGCAGTGGATAGATAAAGAACGATTCACATGTGTAGAGTGTGATCCGGCATGTGAAATCTCTGCTGAAGAAAAACAAGGGTTAAAGCAATGGCTTGCTGCTCGTTATGGGCGGCCAGCTTTTCCTGATGTGTTTGAGAGTCGGCTTAGGGCTTTCGACACGAGGAAATTTAGGTTTGAAAAAGAACTAGCAAAAGTGGTGAGTGCGCACTCAGTCTTTTTGATCGGCGTTTTCTTCGATTTAGGTGAAGATCGCTGTAATGACTTAGAGGAAGGCGTTCCTTATGAACTGAATATTCATCTGGTCTACGACGCTATAGTTGGAGGGCCGGCGGCAAGAGAAGAAGCTGAACAGGCGGCGGAACAAATCCAAGCGCTATTTACAGAGTATCACGGTGATCCGGCTGAAAGTGAGCTTATTGCGCTCATGTCCTGTAATGCAGTGCCAGACATTGAATTTAGTTTGTATGCATTAAGACGAATGGATCAGTGGCGAGTTGAGTATATTAGTTTACAAGGAGATGGCGTAGGTGATTATATCAACCCAGCCATCTAAAAAGATTCATGTGCGCTGTGAGTCCAATCTGGGCTCGCAGTTCATATATTAACCTGCATCTAGGCTGTATGGTTCAAAGCGAATTACCTCTTCGCCAACCCACTTGTTAACTTCTTGCAGTCGCTTCTGAAGCGGAATTAATTCATTTCGGACAAACACTTTACTAGCTTTTTCTACGTCACCAAACCCACCAGTGTTGTTTGGGATGATACCCATCATCTGCGGCGGTACGCGGTGCGCTGCCATCATGTCATCGCGGCTGACGTTCTTGATGTTCAGAAACTCGTCTTTCGCCGCAACCTCCGATAACGGGATGATCTGGATGCCGTCCTTTTTACCGTTCGGCGAGTACATAAACAGGTTGCGGAAGTTACCCGGACCTTTGGCGCTTTTCATGGCCTGGCGGATGTTGTTCACGTCCTCTTGGTTCTGTGCTGCGTCAGTCATGTACATGATGAAGCCAGCGTGGCTGCCGTTGATGTAGTACTTGCGGCGGAACAGTGTAGCGGACTCGTTCAGCAGGGCGGAGGGAATCGCGGACAGATATTCCGGCAGACCGTAAATCTCCTGGTTTAAATCCGGTTCCATCAGGTGAAAGATACTGCCTTTGGTGAACTCGTAGGGCTGGGTGGTCATGCCATACTGCACAAACCAGTAGGTATTCAGATCCACGCCACGGCGAGTGTATTTCGCCAGCGACGGCTCCAGCGACAGAATGCCGCCGAGGCGGTTGGTGCGTTTCTCCAGATAGGCGTTACCAAACACCAGATAATCCTGCACGAACCGGCTGAATGCCTGCTGGCTGAGCAGCGGGTGGGGGATAAACGTGCTGGTCAGAATGTTGCGTTTTACCGCAATGGGTGAGCTGTGATGCACGGCGGCGCGATAGGTGCGCGCCAGCCCGTCAAAACTCACCGGAGGTTCATACCATCTCTCCATCTGTACGCATTCCACATAGTCCAGCAGTTCGCGGCGGTCCAGTACCGGGATCGGATCGCCAAAGCTGAACGCTTCGGCGTGAGTTGTATTCTTCTGCTGTTCGGCCTCCTGCACTGGCGCGGTGCTGGTCAGGGCGTCGTGTTCACTCATCAAAAAATCTCCACAATATTGCTGGTATTGGCGGATTCGCCCTGCAGCGGTTCGTTAAACAGAGCGTGCATCGTTGCCCAGGCCAAATCTGCGTGGCTGGCTTCTTCGCTGCGGCTCGCTTCGTAGGTGGGGCGGTTGCCGCTGGCGGTGGTGGCGCGGCGGATAGCCATGAAGGACTGCGCAATGTCGGTGTGCCCGGCGTCAAACTCCAGACGGCGGTGGCTGATAATGTCGTACGCCTTGAGCACCAGGGCGTTTTTGACGTTGGGGTTGTAGACAAACTCCCGCACGGCAGGAAAGAACGCTTTTACGTTCTCATAAACACCGTGACCGACGCCGGTCGAGTCGATGCCGATATAAGTCACGTTGTACTGCTGCGTCAGCTTTTTGATAGCATCAGCCTGGGCGCGGAAGTCCATCCCGCGCCACTGGTGACGCTCCAGAATGCGGAACTTCCCGCCCGGTACAGTGGGCGGTGCCATAACAACGCAGCCTGCGCTGTCACCGTTCTGCGTACCTTTCGCCGGGTCGTAACCGATCCAGACTTCCCGCCAGCCAAACGGGCGAAGCGCCAGCGCCTGAAAATCAGTCCAGACTTCCCAGCTGTCCACCATGCACGCCTGCAGTTCGCTGAGCGGGAATACTGACGCCAGATCGTCAATAAATTCGCACATCAGCAGGTTCTGGTATTCGTCCGGGCTGTACTCCATGCGCAGCTGGTCGAGGTCGAACAGGTTACAGCCTCCGCGCACCGCATCTTCCACAGTGACGATCTGGCGGTACTGTCCGTCAGGGCAGAGCAGGCCGCGCGCAAGGTTGCTGTGGGTCAGGTCAATATCCACCTTGTCAGCTTTGGCGCGGCCCCGGTTAAACAGTGCGCCGGACCAGAACGGATAGGCGCTGTGGGTCAGGCTGGACGGCGTGGAAAAGTAGGTTTGTCGCCATTTCTTGTGAATGGCCATCCCGGAGGCAACCTTGCGCAGCTCCTGGAATTTCGGTATCCAGAAATATTCATCCAGGTACAGATTGCCGTGGTAGCTCTGCGCCGTGCGGGCGTTGGTGCCGAGGAAATACAGGCACGCGCCGTTGCTGAGCGTCATCGGGTCGCCTTTCAGCTCAACATCCACCTCTTTTGCAAAGTCGATGATGTACTGCTTAAAGACGTGTGCCTGTGCCTTACTGGCTGAAAGGAAAATCTGGTTGCGCCCGGTGGTGATGGCATCAATCAGTGCTTCGCGGGCAAAAAAGTATGTTGCCCCAATCTGGCGCGACTTGAGCAGATTGCGGATGCGGTTTGTTTTCCCGGCTTCAAACCAGTGACGCTGATAGTCGAACATAGAGGCGTGGAAGACTTCTTCCAGCTTTTCGGTCTGTTCATCAGTGAAAACGTTCTTTTCCGGCTGACGGCGTGGCCCTTTGTTACGGTTGGCGACTTTCGGGTTTAAATCAGCTTCGTTCCCGCCATCGTTAAATTTGCCGATCCGGGCGTGGCGCTCTGACTGGCGCGCCAGCAGGTCAATTTCCTTGAAGTCTTTCCCTTCTTTCTGCTCCTTCATGATGAGCTGGCAGTAACGTGCGGCGGTGGTGAGCTGCATCTGATCCAGCGGCCCATAGTCGCCCCACTTGTCGCGTTTTTTCCAGCTGTGAACGGTTGCAACTTTTTCGCCCAGCATTTCAGCAATGCGGGCTACGCGGTATCCCTGAAAGTACAGCAGCATGGCCTGCCGACGGGGATCGAGGTCTGCGGGGGTCAGTGTCGTGTTCATGGCCCAAACATACGGCCTTGGATGGCGGCTTTCCCCGGCTGCGGTTTGTGTGGTTTACCGTACAAATACAGCGCGTTGTCTCACTCCCCCCATCACCGCAAACATAAGGCTCCAGTAAGTTATTTCTAACGGAGCACGGCTCATGACAGTGAAAGCAAAGCGTTTCCGTATCGGGGTGGAAGGTGCCACCACTGACGGGCGCGAAATCCAGCGTGAATGGCTGGTACAGATGGCTGCCAGCTACAACCCGACGGTCTATACCGCGCTGATTAACCTTGAGCACATCAAGTCTTATTCCCCGGACAGTGCCTTCAATCGTTACGGCAAAGTGACTGCGCTGGTTGCAGAAGAAATCCAGGACGGTCCGCTGGCGGGCAAGATGGCACTTTATGCCGATGTTGAACCGACGGACTCCCTGGTGGCACTGGTGAAAAAAGGCCAGAAGCTGTTTACCTCCATGGAGGTCAGCCCGAAGTTTGCCGACACAGGCAAGGCCTATCTTGTGGGTCTGGCGGCAACAGACGATCCGGCGAGTCTCGGCACCGAAATGCTGGCTTTCAGCGCCAGCGCCGCACATAACCCGCTGGCAAACCGTAAGCAGAACCCTGAAAACCTGTTTACCGCCGCCGAAGAAACGGCGATCGAACTGGAAGAAACCCAGGACGATAAGCCGTCCCTGTTTGCCCGCGTCACCGCGCTGTTCACCAAAAAAGAGCAGACCGACGATGCGCGATTCTCTGATGTGCATAAAGCCGTGGAACTGGTCGCTACTGAGCAGCAGATCCTGAGCGAGCGCACTGATAAATCCCTGTCTGATCAGGACCAGCGCCTTTCTGAACTAGAGTCCTCCCTGCAGGAGCAGCAGACCGCCTTTGCCGAGTTACAGCAGCAGCTGAGCCGCGAAGACAGCCGCAAGGATTACCGCCAGCGCGCGCCGGGCGGTGACGCACCGGCAGGCACCCTGACCAATTGCTGATGGAGCATAAAACCCGATGAAAAAGAAAACCCGCTTTGCCTTTAACGCTTACCTGCAGCAGCTGGCACGCCTGAACGGTGTGGCGATTGAAGAACTCTCCAGCAAATTCACCGTGGAGCCGTCCGTGCAGCAGACGCTGGAAGACCAGATCCAGCAGTCTGCCGCTTTCCTGACGCTGATTAACATCACGCCGGTCACTGAGCAATCCGGACAGTTGCTGGGGCTGGGCGTGGGCAGCACCATTGCCGGAACCACCGATACCACCACCAAAGAGCGCGAGCCTACCGATCCGACGCTGATGGAAGACGTGGAATACAAATGCGAACAGACCAACTTTGATACGGTGCTGACCTACGCAAAACTGGACTTGTGGGCCAAATTCCAGGACTTCCAGGTGCGTATCCGCAACGCCATCGTCAAGCGTCAGGCGCTGGACCGCATCATGATCGGCTTTAACGGCGTGAAGCGCGCCAAAACATCCAATCGCGCCGAAAACCCGCTGCTGCAGGACGTCAATAAAGGCTGGCTGCAGAAAATCCGCGAAGACGCGCCGGATCATGTCATGGGCAGCAAAACCGCAGAAGACGGCACCACTACGGCAGAACCGGTAAAAGTAGGTCCGGGTGGTAAGTATCTAAATCTTGACGCGGTGGTGATGGATACCGTCAACGAGCTGATCGATGTGGAGTATCAGGATGATGACGAACTGGTTGTCGTCTGTGGTCGTGAACTGCTGTCTGACAAGTATTTTCCGCTGGTCAACAAAGAGCAGGACAACAGCGAGAAAATCGCCGCCGATCTGATCATCAGCCAGAAACGCATGGGCGGCCTGCAGGCCGTGCGCGCACCTTTCTTCCCGGCAAATGCCCTGCTGATCACCCGTCTGGATAACCTGTCGATCTACTGGCAGGAAGATACCCGTCGCCGTTCTGTTATCGACAACCCGAAACGTGACCGAATTGAAAACTTTGAATCCGTCAACGAGGCGTATGTGGTCGAGGACTACCGCTGCGCGGCGCTGGTTGAAAACATCGAAATCGGTGATTTCAGCGTGCCTGCCGCACCGGAAGGTGGGGAATAACGCATGAGCCTGAGTCCCGCACGGCAACACCGTCTGCGCATTCAGGCCGAACAGGCCGCCCGTGAGGGCGGCAGTGTTCGCCATGCGTCGGGGTATGACCTGATGCTGCTGCAACTGGCAGAAGACCGCCGCCGCCTCAAGGGCGTCCAGTCCACGGTGAAAAAGGCGGAAATCAAGGTGGAGCTGCTGCCGAAATATTCCGCCTGGGCGGAGGGCGTGCTGGCAGCCGGAGGTGCGCAGCAGGATGACGTGCTGATGTACGTGATGCTGTGGCGTATCGACGCCGGTGATTATGCCGGTGCGCTCGAAATCGGGCGCCATGCGCTGCGCCATGGCTGGGTGATGCCGCTGGGCAACCGTAACGTGCAGACCGTGCTGGCAGAAGAAATGGCAGACGCGGCGCAAAGTGCTCTGCTTGCCGCTGCCGGTTTTGATGCCGATCTGCTTCTGCAGACGCTGGAGCTGACCACCGATCTGGATATGCCGGACCAGTCGCGGGCGCGCCTGCATAAAGCCATCGGCGCTGTACTGAGCGAAAGCAACCCGGCGTCTGCCCTGAATCACCTTACCCATGCGCTGCAGCTTGATCCCCGCTGCGGTGTGAAAAAAGAAAAGCAGCAGCTGGAGCGCAGACTGCGCAATGACAGCCGCTAAAGAACGTGCCCCGCGCACGGGCGGCACGGGATGGCGAAAGGCACTGCCATATCAAAATTCCGTCCACCGCCCACTTATTCAGGAGAAAGCCGCATGAAGTTTGTTGCGCCCGAACAGGCACCGGAACAGGCGGAGGTCATCAAAAATACGCCGTTCTGGCCTGATGTGGACCTGTCGGAATTTCGCAGTGTGATGCGAACTGACGGCACGGTGACGCAGCCGCGTTTAAAGCAGGTTGTGCTGACGGCTATTTCTGAGGTTAACGCTGAGCTGTACGACTTCCGCAACCGCCAGCAGTTGCTGGGCTACCGGGCACTGGCTGAGGTTCCGGCGGACATGCTGGACGGTAAAAGCGAGCGTATCCGGCACTACCATAACGCCGTTTTTTGCTGGACGCGTGCCGTACTCAATGAGCGTTATCAGGACTATGACGCCACGGCGTCAGGTGTGAAACGGGGGGAGGAGCTGGCGGAGGCCAGCGGCGATCTGTGGCGTGATGCCCGCTGGGCCATCAGCCGGGTGCAGGATGCACCGCACTGTACGGTGGAGCTTATCTGATGAAAGTGCGTGCGCATCAGTATGACACGGTGGACGCGCTTTGCTGGCGTCATTACGGGCGCACGCAGGGGGTCACTGAGCAGGTTCTGAAGGCAAATCCGGGGCTGGCAGAGTACGGCCCATTTTTACCGCACGGGCTGCAGGTGGAACTGCCGGACATTACGGCGTCAACCACGGCGCAGACCGTCCAGCTATGGGACTGAATTATGACGCTTGAACGAATCAGCGCCTTTATTACTTACTGCATCGCCGTGCTGCTGGCATGGCTGGGCGATCTGTCGCTCAAGGATGCATCAACGGTTGGCGGCGTGCTGATTGGTGTGCTGATGCTGGCTATCAACTGGTACTACAAACACCAGTCTTTCAGGTTGCTGCGCGATGGCAAAATTTCACGGGGGGAATATGAATCCTTCAATCGTTAAGCGCTGCCTTGTCGGGGCTGTGCTGGCTATCGCCGCCACGCTACCCGGTTTTCAGTCGCTAAAAACCTCCGTTGAAGGGCTGAAACTGATTGCCGATTACGAGGGGTGTCGTCTGCAGCCGTATCAGTGCAGCGCAGGTGTCTGGACTGACGGAATTGGCAATACATCCGGGGTTGTGCCGGGGAAAACTATCACGGAACGGCAGGCAGCGCAGGGGTTAATAAACAATGTGTTGCTGACTGAAAAAAGGCTGGAGGCCTGCCTGACGGTTAAGCCCCCACAACATGTCTACGATGCGCTGGTGAGTATTGGCTTCAATGTGGGGACCGGCGCGATCTGCAGGTCAACCATGGTGTCATATATCAATCGCCAGCAGTGGTGGCAGGCATGCAACCAGCTACCGCGCTGGATTTACGTTAACGGTGTGAAAAATAAAGGTCTGGAGAACCGCCGCGCGCGGGAAATGGCCTGGTGCTTAAAAGGAGCGTCCTGAAATGAAATGGTTAAAAAGTTACTGGCTGCCGCTTTCGGTTCTGGCGCTTCTTGTGATGGTTGATGTGATTTTTCCTGCCTCCCATGCGCTTTTCCCGCTGGCGCTGATCATGTGGTTTGAGTTTGCCGCGTTTTCTCTGGTCTGCTTCACCGGGCTTTATTCCTGCACTCTGACAGGTAATGACCGGCTAAAGGTCAGATTCCTTCTGGGCAGGGTATTAAGGGTGATGGACGCAATCTCTCTCTCCTGGTATCTGCGCCTGGCTACTGCCTTTGTGGTGTTGCTTGCCGGGTGGAAACTGACGGGGCTGGTTTATGTATCTACCGTTGCCATTGGCCTGGCAATCAAGGATGAATTAAAGGCATTGCGGGAATGAATCGCGCACTGATGTTAGGGCTGGCGCTGGTTCTTGTGGCGCTGGGCTGGCAGTCGTGGCGGCTTAACAATGCCAGTCACACCATTGAGACGCAGGGCGCGGCGCTGAAAAGTAAAACGCAGGAACTGACGAAGAAAAACAGTCAGTTGATCGGCCTGTCCATTCTGACCGAAACCAACAGCCGGGAGCAGACGCGGCTTTATGCGGCAGCGGAACAGACCACCGCACTGCTGCGAAGCCGCCAGCACCGGATCGAGGAACTGAAACGTGAAAACGAGGATTTGCGCCGCTGGGCTGACGCTCCTTTGCCTGCTGACATTATCAGGCTGCGCGAACGTCCGGCCCTTGCCGGAGGTGCTGCTTACCGTGAATGGCTGTCCCAGAGTGACGCAGTGCCGCCTGGAAAGATCAGCGCCGCGCAGTAACGGTGATCTGAATACGGCGCTGGATGAAACAGAGGCCGCCTGGGCGGTCTGTGCTGACAAAGTCGACACGATAGTTGCGTGTCAGGAGCGAGAGAGTGAACAAACCGCAGTCCCTGCGCAGCGCCCTGAATAAAGCGGTGGCGTATGTCCGCAACAACCCAGATAAGCTGCACCTTTTCGTTGATAACGGCTCACTGGTGGCAACCGGTGCCAGCTCTATGTCATGGGAATACCGCTACACCCTGAACGTGGTGATCGAGGATTTCAGCGGCGACCAGAATCTGCTGATGGCTCCCGTGTTGCTGTGGCTCAGAGAAAACCAGCCGGACGCCATCAACAACCCGGAGCTGCGCGAAAAACTGTTCACCTTTGAAGTGGATATTCTGCGCAATGATGTGTGCGATATCAGCCTGAATCTGCAACTGACGGAGCGTGTACTGGTCAGCACTGACGGTAATGTGTCGAGCGTTGAAGCGGTGCCGGAGCCTGATGGATTCGAGGAAATGTGGACGGTGAAACATGGATGAGCTACAGAGGGTGGATGACTGGCTGACGGCGCTATTGGCGAATCTGGAGCCTGCCGCGCGCAGCCGTATGATGCGGCAACTGGCGCAACAACTGCGCCGGACGCAGCAGCAGAACATCAGGCTGCAGCGTAATCCTGACGGCAGCGGCTATGAGCCGCGCCGGGTGACAGCCCGCAGCAAGAAGGGACGCATCAAACGCCAGATGTTTGCAAAGCTTCGCACCACAAAATACCTGAAAATTGCAGCCAGTGCCGACTCTGCCAGCGTGCAGTTTGAAGGCAAGGTGCAGCGCATTGCCCGTGTTCACCACTACGGCCTGCGTGACCGCGTCAGCCGTAAAGGCCCGGAGGTCCGCTACGCTGAGCGCCGCCTGCTGGGTGTGAATGATGAGGTGGAAACCGTTACCCGTGACACTCTGTTGCGCTGGCTGGCGGGGTGATCTTTGTTTCATCGCTGGTACAACCGCCAGAACTGCCTACCTTTTCCCTCTGATGGCAACCTTTCGTTATGAATGCACAAATAACCGAAATCATGCGCCTTATCACCAATCTGATCCGCACCGGTACTGTGACCGAAGTGGACCGGAAAAAGTGGCTGTGTCGGGTGAAAGTGGGCGACCTTGAAACCAACTGGATTAACTGGCTGACGCTGCGTGCCGGTGGTGCCCGTACATGGTGGTGCCCGTCGCCGGATGAGCAGGTGGTGGTGCTGAGCATGGGGGGCAATCTGGAAACCGCTTTTGTGCTGCCCGCTATCTACTCCAATCAGTTTCCGCCGCCGTCGGATTCTGTGGACGGCTGCGTGACGGAGTACCCGGACGGGGGCTGGTTTGAGTATGAACCTGCCACCGGACGGTGGCATGTCAGGGGCATCAAATCCATGGTGATCGAAGCGGTGGACAATATCACCCTCAAAACCGGTGAGTTTGTGGTGGAGGCTGACACCACGCGCATTAACAGCGAGGTGGTGATCAATGGTGGCGTCACTCAGGGCGGTGGCGCGATGAGTTCCAACGGGATCGTAGTTGATGACCATGAGCATACTGGTGTTCTGAAAGGCGGCGATAACACGGGAGGTCCGGTATGACGTTGTATATCGGTATGAGCAGGAATGACGGGCAGGCCATTTCAGATACAGACCATCTGCGCCAGTCGGTGCGGGATATTCTGCTGACGCCGCAGGGCAGCCGTCTTGCCCGCCGGGAATATGGCTCCCTGCTGTCTGCCCTGATTGACCAGCCGCAGAACCCGGCGCTGCGCCTGCAGATTATGTCTGCGGTTTATGTGGCGCTGAACCGTTGGGAGCCGCGCCTTACGCTGGACTCCATCACCATCAACGGCAATTTTGACGGCTCTATGGTGGTTGAGCTTACCGGACACAGCAATAACGGCGCGCCAGTTTCCCTTTCCGTATCAACAGGAGCAGACAATGGCAGTCATTGATCTTTCCCGACTACCGCCGCCGCAGATTGTGGACGTGCCGGACTTTGAGGCATTGCTGGCAGAACGCAAGGCCTCCTTTGTGGCCCTCCATCCGGCTGATGAACAGGAGGCCGTTATGCGCACGTTAGCGCTGGAGTCAGAACCTGTCACCAAACTGCTGCAGGAGAATACTTACCGCGAAATCCTGCTGCGCCAGCGAATTAATGAGGCTGCGCAGGCTGTCATGGTGGCCTACTCCATGGGAAATGACCTTGAGCAACTGGCAGGCAACTGCAACGTGAAGCGCCTGACGGTAGTCCCTGCCGATAATGATGCGGTGCCGCCGGTCGCCGCAGTGATGGAAAGTGATGAAGCATTACGTCAGCGCATTCCTGCAGCATTTGAGGGGCTGTCCGTTGCAGGGCCGACGGGAGCCTATGAGTTCCACGCCAGAAGCGCCGACGGGCGCGTGGCTGATGCCAGCGCAACCAGTCCGGCACCGGCAGAGGTGGTGCTTACCGTGCTGAGTCGCGAGGGTGACGGTACGGCAGGGGCTGACCTGCTGGCGGTGGTTGAGCTGGCGCTTAACAGTGAAAAGGTTCGCCCGGTGGCAGACCGCCTGACGGTGCGCAGCGCTGAAATTATTCCGTACAGCGTGGATGCGACGATCTTCCTTTATCCGGGGCCGGAGGCTGAGCCGGTGATGGCAGAAGCAAAAGCCAGCCTGCAGAGATACATCGCCAGTCAGACGCGGCTGGGACGTGATATCCGCCGCAGCGCCATTTATGCCGCGTTGCACGTAGAGGGCGTCCAGCGTGTGGAGCTGGCGTCCCCGCTGGATGATGTGGTGCTGGATAAGACGCAGGCAGCGTCCTGCACAGAGTGGAGCGTCACCAACGGGGGCACGGATGAGTAGTCTGTTGCCGCCGGGTTCGTCGCCGCTTGAACGCCGACTGGCGCAGACCTGCAGCGGGATTTCCGATCTGCAGGTATCGTTGCGTGATTTATGGAACCCGGCAACCTGCCCGATCAGGTTCCTGTCTTATCTGGCCTGGGCGTTTTCTGTTGACCGCTGGGATGAAAGCTGGACAGAAAGCGTCAAGCGCCGCGTTGTGCAGGACGCGTTTTATATCCATCAGCACAAGGGGACAACCAGCGCCGTGCGGCGTGTGGTGGAGCCGTTCGGCTTCCTGATCCGCATCATTGAGTGGTGGCAGACCGGCGAAACGCCGGGGACGTTCCGTCTGGATATTGGCGTGCAGGACCAGGGCATAACAGAAGAAACCTATCTGGAGCTGGAGCGCCTGATCGGTGACGCCAAACCGTGCAGCCGTCATCTGGTTGGCATGTCCATCAACCTGCAGACAGGCGGCCCGTATTTTGTGGGTGCAGCCACCTACACCGGTGAAGAAATCACGATCTACCCGTACATCAGCGAAACCATTATTTCCGGCGGCACCGCTTATGAGGGCGGAGCGGTCCATGTTATTGACACGATGAGAGTGAACCCATGAGCGCAAAATTTTACACCCTGCTGACGGATATCGGCGCGGCGAAACTGGCTAGCGCCGCCGCGCTCGGTATCCCGCTTAAAATTACCCATATGGCGGTGGGTGACGGTGGTGGAGCACTGCCCACTCCCGGCGCACAACAGACCGCGTTAGTGGCTGAAAAGCGCCGCGCAGCACTGAATATGCTGTATATCGATCCCCAGAACAGCAGCCAGATTATTGCTGAGCAGGTGATCCCTGAAACTGAGGGCGGTTGGTGGATTCGTGAAGTCGGCCTGTTTGATGAAAACGGCGCACTGATTGCCGTCGGGAATTGCCCGGAAAGCTATAAGCCGCAGCTCGTTGAGGGCAGCGGACGCACGCAGACCGTACGCATGGTGCTGATTACCAGCCGCACCGATAACATCACTCTGAAAATTGACCCTGCTGTGGTTCTGGCAACCCGCAAATATGTGGATGACAAGGTGCTGGAGCTTAAGGTGTATGTGGATGACCTGATGGCAAAACATCTTGCTGCTGCAGATCCACATACGCAATATGCGCCAAAAGACAGTCCGACATTCACTGGCACGCCAAAAGCACCGACGGCAGCGGCAGGCAATAATTCCACGCAACTTGCTAACACGGCTTTTGTGCAGGCGGCAATTGCTGCACTGGTGGCATCCTCTCCAGCTGCACTCGATACGCTTAACGAACTGGCGGCGGCGTTGGGAAACGATCCTAATTTTGCCACCACCATGACAAATGCGCTTGCCGGAAAGATGGACAAGGCAGCCAATGGAAAAGACATTGCTGATGTTTCAGAGTTTCTCAAAAACCTTGGTATGGGAGAAGCGGCAAAAAGGAATGTTGGGACCGGGATAAACCAGATCCCTGACATGAGCAAATGGACATCGCTGAAAGCGGATTACGGGTGGCGGTTGACTCCAGACGGATTTCTGGAGCAGTGGGGGCGCGGTAATTATGGAAACGGCGATGGGGACTTTGTCATCCCGTTCCCTAATCGTTGTGTGTTCGTTTTGATTAGCTCAGATCCAAATGACACGTCATATGCTGAGATTTCACAGGCATTCCCTGTCAGTAACTCAAAATTCAGAGTTGGCTGCGCAACCGCAGAGGGTAATAACGTGAATCCGGCAAATTTGACATGTAACTGGTATGCGAAGGGGTGGTGATAATGAATATTTACTTTTATAGCGCGTCAACGAATCAATTTTACCCGAAAGTATTACTCGATGCATACCGTGCAAATGGCGTTTTGCCTGATGATATTAAGCCCGTCGATGACGATATGGCACTGGAGTTTTTAGGTGTACCACCGGAGGGAATGAAGCGTGTTGTGGGTAGCAATGGGCTACCCTCGTGGGGAATGGCAAACTAAACGGACAGTTCAGGCCATTTGATATCGGGGGCCTTTGATGTATCTACGCGCATTAACCGCACCCGGTACTTCTTCCATTCAGACAACGCGGCGGTTTCTTCTTCCGTCGCGATCCCTGCATCAACGGCATCCTGCCGCCATGAAATTTCGGTATCAGCGACTGATTTCAGTGTCTGTCGCTGCTGCTCGGCGCGTTCCTGCTGCTCATCTTTTGTTAATTGTGGGTACGGTGCCAGAACAGGAAAACCATTATCATTGGGCTGAATCTGACCATTAATTTGGCTGTCTAAAATTCGCTGGCCTTCGGCGTCGCTGATATGCACAACACTACCCGGGATTTTGTCATCGGAGTGTTGTCGCCATAAAATCCGTTATTCAACGCGCAATACTTCATAAACCCCTTACCGATTGCGATATAAGAAAGGTGGTAGCGATACCCGAAGATTTAGAATCTGCAGAAAGAATCCTGGCCCCGCTGCCGTGCTATTTGATAAATCCACCGACAGCATTCACCCTTCAGGACCTGAGAAATATCTGACGGTGCAACCAGATATGGTGTGCCAACAAAAGCATGTGGAACTGAACATTGCCTATACCGTTGCTGCCCGTTGAACCGCGCCCCCATACAAATTGGAAATTCCCTAACTGGAAAAAACCAGATTCAGAAACGCTTCTCGCAGACCAAGGTTTAAGAGAATTATTTAATTTATTGAATCTGTTCAGGGTAAGGGGGATTTTGTTATGCCAGAATGATGCCGTTTCATATAGGTATTGGAGATAAAATGGATAGTCGGCAGCGTTATTGGTTAGTTGGCGCGTCTTGGAATGGTATTGACCACCAGGATGAGAAGTTCGTTAAAAACCACATCTGGGTTTTGGGATGGGGAATTGATGAAGACAAAGTTCAATTCGAAGCGGCAAAAGAAATCAGGCCTGGAGATCGAATCGCCATAAAAAGGATGAAAGGCCGTGGCAGTCCTATGATTGCGATTAAGCATATAGGGATCGTAAAAGGTGTCGTCGAGGATGATGAAAGAGTAATCTGCTCGGTTGATTGGATCGGTATTAACCTTGAGCGGGATGTGGCATCAAAGGGATGTTACGCGAGTGTTCATGGTCCATTTGTACGCTCTCCTGAAACCTCCGTTTGGATTAACGAAATTTTTAGCCTTTGATCAAAAATCTATCGTTGAGTAGCACAATGCTGCCTTTTACTAGGGAGGCAGCATGTTAGTGGGCTATATACGTGTATCAACAAATGAACAAAACACTGCACTGCAGCGTGATGCGCTGGAACGGTCAGGATGTGAGCTGATTTTTGAAGATAAAATGAGCGGTAAAACGTCAGAACGTCCAGGGTTAAAAAAGCTGCTTAAAACCCTGTCGCCGGGGGACACGCTGGTTGTCTGGAAGCTTGATCGACTTGGGCGCAGTATGCGGCATCTGGTGGTTCTCGTTGAGGAGCTGCGGCAGCGGGCTGTTAATTTCCGCAGTTTGACGGATAGCATTGATACCTCGACACCCATGGGGCGCTTTTTTTTCCACATCATGGGCGCCCTGGCTGAAATGGAACGTGAACTGATTGTGGAAAGAACCCGTGCGGGATTGGCTGCAGCAAGGGCGCAGGGGAGAATCGGTGGGCGCCGTCCAAAGTTGTCGCCGGAACAATGGGCGCAGGCAGGGCGGCTACTGGCTGTAGGTGAAACACGTCAGCGCGTGGCTCTGCTTTTCGATGTGGGTATTTCCACGCTGTATAAGAAATTTCCCGCCAGCCAGCCAGGCTGAAAACCCCGTTATTGTGTCAGTGATGGCACAGGGATAAACGCGTGCGCCGCGTGCGTATCAACCAGAACATAAGGCATCCCTGTCAACCGGAGATAATGCCTTATGGCTCAGGATTACCACCACGGCGTGCGCGTTGAAGAAATCAACGAAGGCACCAGAACGATCACCACGGTGAGCACTGCCATCGTGGGCATGGTCTGCACTGGCGATGATGCCGATGCGTCCGTGTTCCCTCTCAATAAGCCGGTCCTTCTGACCGATGTGCTGACCGCCAGCGGCAAAGCAGGCGAGTCCGGCACGCTGGCCCGCTCGCTGGATGCCATTGCAGATCAGGCAAAGCCTGTTACCGTGGTTATCCGCGTGGCCCAGGGTGAAACCGAAGCAGAAACCACCGCCAATATTATCGGCGGCGTCACGGCAGACGGTAAAAAAACGGGCATCAAAGCGCTGCTGTCTGCGCAGTCGCAACTGGGCGTTAAGCCACGCATCCTCGGTGTGCCGGGACATGATACGCAGGCGGTTTCCACTGAACTGCTTAGCGTGGCGCAGAGTCTGCGCGGGTTTGCCTACCTTTCCGCCTGGGGCTGCAAAACGGTGGCAGAGGCTATCACCTACCGTGAGAATTTCAGCCAGCGTGAAGGAATGTTGATTTGGCCTGACTTCATCAACTTTGACACTGTGCTACAGGCGGATGCGGCGGCTTTTGCCACTGCTCGCGCTCTGGGTATGCGCGCCAAAATCGACCAGCAGACTGGCTGGCACAAAACCCTTTCGAACGTGGGTGTGAATGGTGTCACTGGCCTGTCCGCTGATGTGTCCTGGGATCTGCAGGACCCGGCAACGGACGCGGGGCTGCTTAACCAGAACGATATCACCACTCTGATTCGTAAAGATGGCTTCCGCTTCTGGGGTTCCCGTTGCCTCAGTGACGATCCACTGTTCCAGTTTGAAAACTACACTCGCACGGCGCAGGTGCTGGCTGACACCATGGCGGAAGCGCATATGTGGGCAGTTGATAAGCCGCTGAATCCATCACTGGCCCGCGACATTATCGAAGGTATCCGCGCCAAAATGCGCAGTCTGGTTAACCAGGGCTACCTGATTGGTGGTGATTGCTGGCTGGATGAGTCTGTGAACGATAAGGACACCCTGAAAGCCGGGAAACTGGCGATCGACTACGACTATACGCCAGTGCCGCCACTTGAAAACCTGATGCTGCGCCAGCGCATCACCGATCGTTATCTGGTCGATTTTGCCAGCCGCGTCAGCGCATAAGGGGGATACATGGCATTACCACGTAAGTTAAAACACCTGAACCTGTTCAACGACGGGAACAACTGGCAGGGGATCGTTGAGTCTCTGACCCTGCCCAAATTCACCCGCAAATTTGAGAAGTATCGCGGCGGCGGTATGCCGGGCGCGGTGGATGTGGACATGGGGCTGGATGACGGTGCACTGGATACGGAATTCTCAATTGGCGGCACCGAATTACTGTTATTCAGGCAGATGGGCAAGGCCACTGTTGACGGCATCCAGCTGCGTTTCACCGGCTCCATTCAGCGAGACGATACCGGAGAAGTGCAGGCCGTTGAGCTGGTTGTGCGTGGGCGTCACAAAGAAGTGGATTCCGGCGAGTGGAAAACAGGCGAGAGCAGCACCACCAAAGTCAGCAGTACCAACAGCTACGCGAAGCTGACCATTAACGGTGAGGTGCTCTATGAGGTTGATGTGGTCAACATGATTGAAATTGTTGACGGCGTGGACCTGATGGAGGCGCACCGCAACGCCATTGGCCTCTGATTTAACTTAACGGCGCGGTGATCCGCGCCAGTATCTGATGAACAGGAAACGAACATGAGCAATAAGCTGACTGAAAAAACCGTACAACTGGATACACCCATCATGCGCGGTAAAACCCAAATTACCGAAATTGTGCTGCGTAAGCCTCAGTCCGGTGCGCTGCGCGGCACCCGCCTGCAGGCCATTATGGATATGGACGTGGGGGCTATGATGACAGTGATCCCGCGTATCTCCACTCCGACGCTGACCGCACAGGAAATGGCAGAGCTGGACCCCGCCGATCTCACCTCGCTGTCGGTAGAGGTGGTCACTTTTTTGTTGAAGAAGTCGGTACTTGCCGGTTTACCGACAGCCTGACGGTAGATGATTTGGTGGCAGATATTGCCACCATTTTTCACTGGCCGCCCTCTGTCACTGACGTTATGCCGCTGACCGAAGTGCTGGAATGGCGGTACAAAGCGATACAGAGAAGCGGAGCCAGCGATGAGCGATAACAACCTGCGCCTGCAGGTCATTCTGAACGCGGTGGATAAACTCACCCGCCCATTCCGTTCTGCGCAGGCCAGCTCTAAGGAGCTGGCAGCCGCAATCCAGCAAAGCCGTGCCAGCCTTAAAGCGCTTGATTCACAGGCCGCCCGTATCGATGGATTCCGCAAGGTCCGCACCCAGCTTGAGGGAGCAAAAAACGATCTTACAGCTGCGCGTCAGAAAGTGTCTGAACTGGCGAATGCGTTTGCTGCAGCCAGCAATCCCACGAAAAAACAGGCGAAGGAGCTGGAGCAGGCAAAACGCCGGGCCAGCCAGCTAAAAGATACCTTCGACGGTCTGCGGCAGTCAGCCCAGCGGCAACGCGATGAATTAAGTGCTGCAGGTATCAACACTAAAAACCTGAGTTCCGCCCAGCGCGTGCTGCGGCAGAATGCCGATGAAACAAGGCAGGCGCTTGACCGACAGCAGAAATCACTCAAACGCCTGGGTGAACAGCAGGCGCGGATCAATGCTGTCCGTGAGCAGTATTCACGCCGTGTTGAGGTCCGTGATCGCATTGCGGGCGCCGGGGCGACTACGGCAGCCGCCGGTGCTGCGATGGGGGCGCCGGTTGTGGCTGCGGTCAGGAGTTACGCCAGCATGGAAGATGCCATGAAAGGTGTGGCAAAACAGGTTAACGGACTGCGTGACGACAACGGCAACCGCACAAAGCAATTTTATGAAATGCAGGACGCCATCAAAGCTGCCAGTGAGCAGCTGCCGATGGAGAACGGCGCGATTGACTACGCGGCACTGGTTGAGGGTGGCGCCCGCATGGGCGTGACCAATCAGGATGATCCCTTTGAGGACCAGAAGCGCGATTTACTGGCCTTTGCCTCAACTGCGGCGAAAGCAGCAACCGCTTTTGAACTGCCTGCAGATGAGCTGGCGGAAGGGTTAGGGAAAATTGCGCAGCTGTATAAAGTACCGACGCGCAATATTGAGCAACTGGGCGATGCGCTGAACTACCTGGACGATAATGCCATGTCAAAGGGCGGGGATATTATCAACGTCCTGCAGCGCATGGGCGGCGTGGCTGACCGCCTCGACTTCCGCAAAGCGGCGGCGCTGGGTTCAACCTTCCTTTCTCTGGGCGCGGCGCCTGAAATTGCCGCCAGTGCTTCAAATGCCATGGTGCGTGAACTTTCCATTGCCACCATGCAAAGCAAACGCTTTTTTGAAGGTATGGACCTGCTGAAACTCAATCCAGAAGAGATTGAAAAGCAGATGACCACGGATGCCATGGGTACTATTCAGCGCGTACTGGAGAAGGTCAACAAGCTGCCGCAGGATAAGCGCCTGTCTGCAATGACGATGATTTTTGGCAAAGAGTTTGGCGATGATGCCGCAAAACTGGCAAACAACCTGCCGGAGCTGCAGCGCCAGCTGAAACTCACTGCAGGCAGCGATGCTAATGGCTCCATGCAGAAAGAATCCGACATCAACAAGGATTCATTGTCTGCGCAGTGGTTGCTGGTTAAGACGGGCGCGCAGAACGCTTTCAGTAGCCTGGGGGAAACGCTGCGCCAGCCGCTGATGGATATCATGAGCATGGTTAAAGGCGTGACCGGGGCGCTTCGGCGCTGGGTTGAGCAGAATCCCGTGCTGGCTGGCACGCTGATGAAAGTGGCAGCGGCGACGGCGGCGATCACAGTCGGGCTGGGTACGCTGGCGGTGGCGGTGGCTGCTGTGCTGGGGCCGATTGCGGTGATCCGGTTCGCGCTGTCGATGCTGTCGGTTAAGGTTTTACCTTCCACCGCAGCTGCAGCGACACGCACGGGCGGGGTGCTGCGTTTACTGGCTTCTGGTCCGCTGGCGTTACTCCGTGTGGCGCTGTTCACCGTGGGGAGTTTGCTTGGGGCGTTGCTGAGTCCGATCGGTCTTGTTGTAGCGGCGCTGGCTGGGGTGGCACTGGTGGTCTGGAAATACTGGCAGCCTATCAGCGCCTTTCTGGGCGGAGTAGTAGAGGGGTTCAAAGCGGCGGCAGCGCCTATCCTGTCAGCTTTTGCCCCGTTAATGCCCATTTTTCAATGGGTAGGGGATAAGGTCCGGGAGTTGTGGGGCTGGTTTACTAATTTGCTGACGCCGGTCAAATCGACGGCGGCAGAGTTGCAGAGTGCGGCATCAATGGGGCGTTTGTTCGGTGAAATGCTGGCGGAAGGGCTGAACATGGCGCTGCATCCGCTGGAGTCTCTGAAATCAGGCGTGGTCTGGTTGCTGGAAAAACTGGGCCTGGTCAATAAGGAGGCCGCCAGCGCCAGGTTGCCAAATCAGACGCCAGCCACGGTAAGCGGTAACGGCAGTGTGATGTTACCGACAGGCGGGTTCCCGGCTTACGCGGGGATGTATGATACCGGCGGAAACATTCCTCGCGGGCAGTTTGGCATTGTGGGGGAGAACGGGCCGGAGATTGTAAACGGCCCGGTAAATGTGACCAGCAGGCGACGCACAGCGGCGCTGGCCTCGGTGGTTGCAGGAATGATGGGGGCCGCTGCGGCGCCGGTTGATGCGGCCCCGCTACATCCATTTAGCCTGCCGGTAAAATCAGGCGGCGCAATGATGGGCCAGGGCGCCAGCGTGCAGCCGGTTATCAATGTGGACGCCCCCACGCAGATTATTATCCAGGCGCAGCCAGGACAGAATGCGCAGGATATTGCGCGAGAGGTGGCGCGGCAGCTCGATGAGCGTGACCGCCGGATCAGGGCGAAGGCCCGGAGTAACTACAGCGATCAGGGGGGCTATGACTCATGATGATGGTGCTGGGATTATTTGTTTTCGAGCTGCGCACGGTCCCTTATCAGGAGCTGCAGTATCAGCGCAGCTGGCGCCATGCGACAAACAGCCGCGTAAACCGCCGCGCCACCACGCAATTTCTGGGGCCGGATAATGACACGCTGACGCTATCCGGGGTGCTGTTGCCAGAAATTACCGGCGGCAGGCTGTCTATGCTGGCGCTGGAACAGATGGCGGAGCTGGGCAAGGCGTGGCCCCTGATCGAGGGCAGTGGCACGATTTATGGCATGTACGTGATTGAGGGGCTGAACCAGACGAAAGCAGAGTTTTTCCGTGATGGGATGCCGCGCCGGATTGAGTTTTCATTGTCGCTGAAAAGGGTGGATGAATCACTGTCTGAAATGTTTGGCAGCCTGAGCGATCAACTAGGCATCCTGCAGGATTCGGCAACGTCAGCGATTGGCAGTATCAGCGGAACAGTGGGAGGGCTGCTGTCATGAATTTAGATTCAGCGCTGCTGAATACCGGCAGCAAAACGCCTGCATTCAGCGTCACGATTGAGGGAAAGGATATTACAACGGTGCTGGATAAGCGCCTTATGAGCCTGACCCTGACCGATAACCGGGGATTTGAGGCTGACCAGCTTGATCTGGAGCTGGACGACGCGGACGGCCTGATTGTGCTGCCGCGCCGTGGGGCGGTGATAACGGTAGCATTGGGCTGGAAAGGGCAGCCATTGTTTCCAAAGGGGGGGTATACCGTTGATGAGATTGAGCACAGCGGCGCGCCTGACCGTCTGACCATCCGTGCCCGCAGCGCTGACTTCCGGGAAACCCTGAATACCCGGCGTGAAAAGTCATGGCACCAGACTACCGTGGGGGAAGTCGTTAAGGAGATAGCCGGGCGCCACAACCTGAAAATGGCGCTGGGTAAAGACATGACCGACAAAGCCGTCGATCACATCGACCAGACCAATGAGAGTGACGCCAGTTTCCTGATGCGGCTGGCGCGCCAGTATGGCGCCATTGCGTCCGTGAAAGATGGCAATCTGCTGTTTCTCCGCCAGGGCCAGGGCAAAACAGCCAGCGGCAAGGCGCTGCCGGTTGTTACTATTACCCGCAAAGATGGTGACGGTCATCGGTTCACCCTTGCTGATCGTGGTGCCTATACCGGTGTTATTGCCAGTTGGTTGCATACGCGGGAACCGGTAAAAAAAGAAGCGGTAAAGGTAAAGCGGAAGCGGAAAACTACAACGACAAAAACGGCGGAGGAGAAACAGGGAGATTACCTCGTCGGTACGGATGAAAACGTGCTGGTACTCAGTCGGACCTATGCGAACCGCAGCAACGCGGAACGGGCCGCAAAAATGCAATGGGAGCGCCTGCAGCGTGGTGTGGCCTCATTCTCTATGCAGCTGGCAGAAGGGCGCGCAGATCTCTATACGGAAATGCCGGTAAAGGTGCAGGGGTTCAAAAAGCAGATTGATGATGCAGAATGGACCATTACCACCCTGACGCATTCTGTCAGCCCGGGTAATGGATTTACGACCAGCATGGAGCTTGAAGTAAAGATTGATGATTTAGAAATGGAATAAATAAGTTCTCAATATTGATTCTTTGTGTATCATTATTGAGATTTTAATGGTGGCGGAGAATAAAAAATGATGAATTGCCCAAAGTGTGGACATGCGGCGCACACCCGGAGCAGCTTTCAGGTTACTGATAGCACGAAGGAGCGTTACTGCCAGTGTCAGAACATTAATTGCGGCAGTACATTTGTCACCCATGAAACGGTTGTACGATTTATCGTTACCCCGACAATAATCAATAATGCCCCGCCGCACCCTACACCGGGTGGTCAAGGGCACATGAATTTTTAAAACAAGAACCTGCTGCGGCAGGTTTTTTATGCGTCAGGAATTTCACCCGTTTCTATAAAATGCACAAAACTTTCTTCATCAATGATGATCGTACCCTTCATGCGTGCAGCATTTACTTTGGAAGGACCGGCATTGTATCCGCAACAGAGCATCTGCAGATTTTGAGTAACGGAACTTCTCACTGTCATGCTGTGCGCCTCGGCAACTTCAATCAAAAGCTCTTTATCTGCCTTTTTGAAACCTGTAAAACAGACGTCAAAAGTTAGGGTTTTGGGCTTGGTCGCCTTGGTTAGATGGATGTAATTTTCTGGTAGGAAGGACTGACAGGCTTGCTGTGCTTCATCAGCAGATGTGCATTCTTGAAGTATTCTATCTTTACGAAACGTTCTTATTGAATGGGCTGATTGGCATATACCCTGAATGTGGTTATCGCTGTGGCTAACACTGCTTATTGAATGGGCACCAATGCGCGCATTCGCATTGATGTAAACAAAGTGCATTTCTTCCAT